CATCCTCCTTAACCGCTTTAGCAATATCCTCGTAGTTGATTCCTTTGTTCTTAGCAATCACATCCAAGATTTTCTTATCTAACGTATCATCGATTACCTCATCTCGGAACTTCAATTCTTGCTCTTCCAAATCACCGCTGAACACTTGGCGAGTAGCGAGAGCCTTGTAGTTTTGAGTAGATTCTCCGTATTCGCTGAATACTTGCAGAACCGCATCCATATCGTTACTAAACTCATCAGCACCCAACCAAGTAGCCAACTCTTCCTCTCCTAATCCGTAAGCACTCTTCAGCATCTGCGAAGCCTGCTCACGAGTTATCTTCCCTTTGTTATATTCTCGAATAATCCGTTGAAAGTTCTGCCACTCTCTACCCTTCATTCCCTTCAGATGCTCGTTAACCATAGCCTGAGTAGCCTCAGGAGCGATTACAGAGCCTTCTGCTGGCTTATTTTCGTACTGAGTCATATCTACCCCAATCTTCTCCAAAATCCATTCTTTGGGTGCAAATTGGCTGATAATAGCTTCGCTGAATTCGTAGCTAATAGGCTCTACGGGCTTGATGTAAAGTTCAGAAGTTACTCCACGTTGCTTTGCCAACTGATTGAAGATACTCTCTACAAATTGCTGCTTATCGTTTACGTATGTATTCTTAAACACCTCGTAAGAATCGCGAATCTGAGAGCGAGAACCCAATGAGCCAGGAGTAGAGATACCAAACAAATCAGGAGAGGTAATTTGATGACCTGCAAAAATGTTCTGCTGAATCATCTCATCAACTCTACCGAAATCCTCCTTAGTCAAATCAGAAGCACCTAAATCCTCTACCACAGGCTTACGAGCAGCATCTTGAACAAATGACAAAATAAACTTCTTGCCATCTGAACCGCTAAATCTCTCAGTAAACCTACGTTCAATATTCCGCTTCTCATCGGGTGAAGGCTCACCATTGGGAAGAGTAATAAGTTTACTCGCAGAAAACCCTGTTTGTGCGTTACCCAAAACGTGCTTACTTACCTCGATGTCGCTCTCGATATAGTTAATCGCACCGATATAACCGGGCAGAGAATAGGTATCCAAGCCGGGACGATACTCCTTAATGTACAGAATCTGCTTACCGACTCTGTTCTGAGTATTGTAAGCAGGGATAATCTTAGGCTCTTCCTTACGATCTGTCCAATCATTCTTATACCAAAACTGCGTATTATCTTTATTAGAGCGAATCTTAGTATAGTCCAAATGGCATACCTCAGTAAGTAAACCGCCTACCTTAGACCAAATAACTTCGAGATAAGCACCACCGAAGACCTCGATGTCGATACTAACTTTACGAGTCAAATCAGCCAAACTCTCGTAAGCATTCGGACTCTTAATGAATAACTCAGCATTCGGATCAACCTCCTTAGAAGCCCATCCGTTTCCTGTAATGTAGTTTACCTTACCACGTACAATCGCATTGTGCTTTGCACTCTTATTGTACATAGAAAGCAAGTAGGTAGGATAGTCGTTCTTATCACCGAACTCTATATACCCTACACCCCTTCTCTCACGATACTCAGGCTGCTTCGCTTCTGCGAATTTCAATATAACTATGTTATCCATCATAAAACTATAAATTCATTATCAGGATTATTCGAAATAAACGAGTTATCAGGTGCATCAGGAACGATAACAGTATTATCGGGATTGTTAACGAGATAACCGCTAAACTCCTCATCGCTAACTTCAAGAGCAGACTGAACCTGCGTTTCATAATCTTCGCTATATACATTCACCTCCAAGAGATTACCAGAATCCAACAAACGCATAATACCCCTTTCTAAAAGAGTAGTAGCTAACGCAGGATCAAGATTCGTAGTGGAAGCCTGTTCGTAAATTTTGTACTCCCAATCTCCTTCGGGTGAACTACCAAAATTTGTATTAACTACAATATCGAATTCGTTGTATCTGTCCTTATGAGGAGACAAATCCGCAGCATTTAATACCACGAACTTGACCTCTTGATTAGTACCACGACTCTTAAACCAAAACAAATAATTGGGATTCGTGAGAGTCTGCTTCTCAGTCAACGTAAGCACAATCGTAGAAGTCGAACTCTTAGTGAAGTGAATCATACCTATAAATAGAAAAAGTTTGATTTTTTCCCAAAAAGAAAAAACCGCCCCCGAAGGGACGGCTTCTCTACCTACCTATAACGAGCCACGAAAGCTTAGGAAGTAAGACCTGCGATGATACCACTTGTAACCTCAGGAGCGAGTTCTTTCTCGCCACCTGTGAAAGTCAAAGTATAACCGCTACGATCTCCTTGAGCAGTACCGGTAGCAGCAGTACCACCTGTAATGTCCAAACCTTGATAGCGACCAACGAGCCAATACTTATCGTTAGCATCTTGAACTACCGCCATCAAAGTGTTCTTTGCGAGAAGCAGAATCTCATTACGAGTATTCGCTTGGAGTTTGTTAAGCACGATGCTCATCTCTTGAGCATAGAATACAGTTCCGTTTTCTACGGAAGCAGTAATCGTCTCAGTCAAAGCACCTGTGTTCTTAACCAACTCATATTTGTAGAATACCTTCCCTGCACCTTTAGTAATCGCAGAAACGATACCAGAAGCCTCTGTAACTGAACTCACATTTGCGTGAGCAATCAGCCATACTGCTTTGATACCACCGAGCGACTCCTTACAATCGAGAGTGTATCCTTGAGTTAATGCACAAGCCATTTGTTATTAATTGAGTTAGTTAAAAAAATGGGGGAGAGTTACCTCCCCCTTATGATTAGATGATGAAAGAAGCAACCTCATCCAAGAATGCGACATTCACACCCATCTTGAATTCAGATACGAAGCGAACTTCGTCAGCCTCTTTAGCATAAAACAACTCGAAACGCTCTTCCTCATTCAGCAAGTCAGTTCCAAGGAACATATTGCTCAAGCGAGAAGCATACAGTTTAGTGATATTGTTCAAGCCAGGAGTAGCTACAACCTTCACAGAAGTACCGGGCAGGAAGAACTCGCTATCAGCCTTACCATCGAAGGTATAAGCGAACAGGTTTGAATTCTTCAGAGCGATAGTGTACAGACGGAAAACATCCTGACTCATAAAGATGGTCATATCGTCAGCAGCTACAACAGTAGCAGGGATTGCACGATACAGAGCATCTACGATAGCTACCACGTTAGAAGAAGTGATAGAAGTAGCAGGAGTTCCGTAGTAAGTTGAGTTATTAGCTTCAATCGCAGAAGTACCAATCAGCTTAACCAAACCATCAAACTTATTCAGGTTTACGTTAACTGAAGTAGTATCACCTTGCCACAAAGCAGTCTCAAGTTGAGCAGCGATACGAGCAGCCTTCTTGTCGGTATACTCAGCAGCGAAAGCGATAGTATCGTAACGGCTTCCTTCAGGAAGAGCCTTTTGCAGATACTTAGCTTCGAGAGCTTTAGGACACAGAGACTCATTAACCTTTACTTTACCGATTGTAACGGTACGTTGAGTGAAGGTCGTAGAACCAGACGCGTTGAATCCGCAAGTACCACCTGCTTGGAAGATAGCATCGGTATCCATAATGTTGATCTTCTCGGAAGATTTAACTCCAACCATTACGTTACCTTGAGCCTTAATCAGAGAAGCGGTTTTTGCACCGAGTACGGAACTCGTTACCAAGAGGGCTTCATTCTCTTTGGTATAGTTTGCAAGTGCTGAAACGTCAAATGCCATTGTTATTGATTTTTAATTTTTAAGATTTAGTTACGAGCATATTTAGCAAGAAATGTGCTAATCTTAGAGTCACGACTTGGCACAGCCTTGTTGAAATTTTGTTTGTTGCTTTCTGTGGGATCAACAGAAGGAGTCTGAATCAATCCTACCACTACATCAGTAAGTTCAGAAATAGCCTTAGAGAATTTAGCTTCTACTTCAGCCATCTTCTCTTCGTCTTTTTTCTTACCACTTTTCAGATTCTCAAGTTCAGACTGCATCTCAGCAATCTTCTTTTTGAGTTCTTCTTCGATAGCAGGAACTACTTCCTCTACTTCTGGTTGCTTGATTTCTACAATAGTGGAGGCTTCATCAAGTACGATAACCATTCCATCAGCGAGTTCGTGTTCACCGGCAGGAGCAGGAGTAACATTCCCTGCATCGTCTACCAACATAACCTTACCGCCAACTTCAAGCTTATCAATCTTGACCTTCGCTCCACTCTTGAGTACATATTCTTTGTACTCGACTTCAGCAGGCTCGATAGTTACCTCTACTTCCTGTGCTTGGACAGGTTGCTGAGGCATCTCTGCGAACATCTGCTTAATCTGCAAGAGTGCTTCTAATGGGGTCATAAAATGATTTTAACCATAAATAGAAGCTAATCAACTAAGTGACCACATAAAAAAGGAGGAGTGTAGAAACACCCCTCCGTAACCAAATAAACTAAACAACTATGAGACTACAAAGATACCTGTTGCAGGATGTCAATTATCTGCTGCATCATCTTCTGTGGATTACTTATTTCCGCTCTGTTGTAATTGAATATACCCTCTACTGAGAATCCTTTAACCTTTCCTTCCTTTACGAGTTCCCATACACCATCGTTCTCTACTTTGAACGAACCAAACCAAGAGCCATCCTTGACATCCTCGTAACCTGCCATAGGTTTGATACCTCGCTTCTCATCTACTATCCAACTCTCGAACATAGTAACCCCATCGACTACACTTCCGTTATCGTGCATCAAGTTTACATTCGACTGATAGCCTTTCTTGAAATACTTCTGAGCAATCTTCTTAATGGTAGGTGCGGTGAATACAACGTAATATTCTCCGCTTGAGTCATACCGATAGATAGGAGTATCTGCCAACATCAAAGGTCCAGATATGATCCTTTCCTCTTCGTCTTGAATCTCGAAACTCATCTTCTCAGATTGGCGAATCTTAGACTCCGCCCAACTCAAAGCTGACTTACCGCCCCAAGCATCGTACATCAACTGACCGCATCCATCTCCGTAGCCTTTAGATTTCTTGGCATTCTCTTCGTGTCTACTCAAAAATGAATACATCCGCTTGACAGTTTCTAACGAGATAGCCTCTCCGTTGGCTAACTGATTGGCTCGGAGTTTACCGACAGGAGTACCGCAAGACCCCCATCCGTTCTCTTCTGCCCATTTGAGAGCAGCCTTTGCGTTATTCTTTACTGATTCGGGATAGTCGCTATAAGAGTCAGCGAATGCTAAGAAACTCCGCTCGATAGCCGGTCTGTCTACAAGAGCCACGAAATCCACTTCTACGTTAGAGTCTTCGTCTTCGCTTATGTCGAGTCGATAAATTGGTAATTCTTTTTCCATATACTTAAATAGATTTTATCCTAATCTTGCAGCACGATTAATACGAGTGATTCGTTCTTGAGAGTTTGTTATGTCTGATTCTACAACATAAGCACGATTAGAAGCAGAGCCTAACCGATTGATAGTAGCTTGGTCAAGTTGTGTAACTGTATTCTGAATAGGAGCATTAGGAGTTAACGGAGCAGAACCTCCACCACCCGCAGCACCTGTATCCTGAGTACCTCCTACACTACCTCCTCCTCCACCTTTGAATTTAGATATAGATGATGCAGCAATAGATGCGATACTCGCAGCAGCACCAATCTTTAACCCTGCTATTTTAGTACCCATTACCGCAAGAGCCTTAACAAAAAGTGGGTTAGGTAGACCAGGTCCAACAAAAGCAGGAATAGCAAATGTATCAGCTTTAATCTTAGTAATCGATGCAGTAGTTGTTGTAATGATCCTACCTATTTCAATAGCCTTCTGTACTGCAAAAATTGCATTTGCTAATTTCTCATTTCTACCTGCTAATGCCAAAGCAAAATTAATACCTGCATCGAGAAGTGCATTCTTTTGATCTTGCAAATATCTCTCTGCTTCTAATTCAGCTTGTTGAAATTCTTCCCTTGTTTTTTTCCTTTCCTCAAGTTCTGCTAATTCTCTATTTCTTCTTATTTGCCTTGCTTCTACTTCCCTATCTTGTGCAGCCTTCCTTCTTTCTTCCTCTGCTTTATCTGCCGCATCTTGAGCTTCAAACTGAGCAAAAATAGCATCTAATTCAGCCTGTGCTGCTTCTTGTTTTAACTGAGCGACAGTTGCATCTCGCTTCTTTTGTTCTTCTGTTATTAGCTGAGTCTTTAACTGCTCAGATGCTTTAAGGGCATTGATCTCTATTTTACGATTCTCGAAGTCTATCTCAGCCTGTCGAATTGCTCGTTTATTCTGATCCTCAATAGCATTTAACTCAGCATCTTGACGCAGTTTCCTAAGTTGGTCTTCAGCCTCTTTATTAGCATTTATTCTTTCTTGTGCTACTGCTTTAGCCTTATCTGCTGCTTCTTTGTCTTTCTTATCCTTCTCCTTCTGAGCATCCTCGTTTACTTTCTTGATACGATTCTTCTCATCAATTTCTAAAGTAACAAGCTGAGTCTTTAACTCTCCGAACTTCTTAATCTCCTCTTGAGTTAATTCTCCCTTTTGTTTAGCAGCACTACGAAGAACATTTAATTCGTTATTTGCTATCTGTACTCGCTTACGATATATCTCATCCTCTTTGTTCCCGACAGAAGTAAGAATGGCTATTTCGTTATTGATCTTAGCATTCAGAAAGTCAGTATCCTTTGCGAGTTTCTTCTGAGCCTCTGCTGCTTTATCACTTGCTGATGTCCAATCTTGAATCTTACCAATTAGAGCCGTTAACCCTACAACGAGCAGTCCGATACCTGTCGCAGCGATGGCAGTTTTCAATACTCGAAAAGCTACCGAAGTTTGCACAGTCGCTACACCAAAAGCACGTTGAACCGCTACCGCAGTAGCAGTAGTGATATTGTTAGCACGTTGGAAAATAGTCGTCTGTTGAATAATAGCATTTAACCGCTGAAAGTCTTTAGCAGCATCAGCAATCGTACTCAATCCTTGAGATAAGGCGAGTGCAGACTGAACTTTTAATAGAGTCTTTTCTACATTCTCAGATTCTACTCCTACCAATCCTAACGCACCTTGTACGGCAGAGAATCCACCTGCAACTGCTGAGATAGCACCTGCAAAGGCTTGAAACTTCTTACCGGGATCGAATAGGTCTGATGTCTCTTTAGCTTCTTG